CTTTTGATATGTCAGTATCTATTAAATTATCATTTTCGTCGAGAATTCCTGGTTGTAAAACGTAACGATCATATTGTCTTGCTACTTCTTTACCATCTCTTTCGATAATAGTGGCACAACGAACTTGAACGGATTTATAAGGTCCAATAATTTCAATTTTATCGTTTTCACATCTTTCAGTAAGTGCCATATAACCTCCAAAGTAAAAGTTAATTATTTAAGTATATTATTTATGATGCAGTGTATGTAAAGGTAAACCAAATATTTCCCGAAAAAGAACCACTAGGAGATGATATAACTGCAAATCTCTCAGCAGTTGTACTTGATGTTGTTATACGACCTACACCTCCACCAAAACCCCCACCATCTTGCCATTCAAATATAGCACCAGCACTACTTCCTGCACTATTACATGTAAAAGGTAAATCCCTAATGGTTAAATCCCCAAGACTAAAAGAGGTTGGAAAGCTATATCTTGCATGTGCAACAACAATTCTTCCAATTTTTGTATAGTATTCATCTACAAGTGATTGTTGTCCCCCTGTTGATGTTGTTTGGATGGTTCCAGTCCAAGTTCCTTGCTCATAGTCATCAAAAGTATCATCAGATGACGTTCCTCCATTAAATGATAGTCCACCGCCATTAAAAAACCTCATCCTCTCTGTAAATGATGATGTGCCATTATTCATTTCAAAAATAATGGCAGCTGCATTGCCGCCTCCTTGTCTTGTCGCTCCTATTCGAGCAACACATTCAGCGGTAGAAGTTATTGAATACGCTGGTTGAAATTCTACATATACTTTTGCGTCGGATTGACCATCTGTATTGTGAATTCTAATTGGGGCAGATCCATTTGTCTGTGTTACTACTGATACTGGTTGCGATGCATAATCAGTTCCAATTCCAATTTCTCCATCATTGTTGACGCTGAATACATCGTTTTTAATTTTAAAACTATCATAGTCATGATCAACACCTGCTCTACCTTGAACATTAGCAGATGCAAGTTCTGTGTATGATCCAGTTGCTTGTTCAAATAATACATCAGATGTGTCTGTTGTATTTTCTGTATATACATTTACATTTGTTTCTAAAACAGATTTTCCAAAACTATCACCAGCCAGAGCAGCAAAGAATACTTGTACTTTAAATTTGTTGTCCCCTGTGTCCTGAACAACTCTGGCTCTGTGAATTCTATCTGTACTATGAGCACCAGTTTTGATAGCTCTTATGATTGGTCCAGCATATGTATTAGTCAATCCACCAGTATATGATGACCAAACATCAATTGTTACCATATCTGCTTGAAAGGATCCACCAAGACTAATATGGAAGGTATGATGATTGCCAAATGCTTGAATTACTCCAACATTCCACCAACCAGTTGCTGTTAATCCTGCGCTAGATCCACGTCTTGCTTGTCTAAGAGTTTGTGAGTCATCATAGTGATATAGTTTTTTCTTTTCAACAGAACCAGTTCCAGTACTATATGCACTATTAAATTTTCCTGTTGAAAAATAAGCACTAGGTTTAGCAGAGGAATTAACACCCAAAGATCCAATTCCACTAACTCTAAATGGATAGCTGCCAGAAGAATTTGCCATATATAAAATATCATTTACTGTACTGGAGTGAGCTCCTGTCAGTTTAATGATATCTGTATTTCCACTAGTATCAAGAGATAAAATATTTCTAAATTCTCCATCGCTTCTTTTTATTTGATAACCATTAGTAGTTCCACCATTGGCATAAAATTTTGGGGCACTGCTAATACCTGTAACATTTACGTTAGTGACTCCTGAAATTTTATTGTTTGTTCCATCTATGGTAATTGACCCAGTACCAATTGTTAAGATACCAGTAATTCTTGCTCCACCATAAACAAACAAACTTGTTCCAGCAGCACCTGCTTGACCAACCGTTAAATAAGAATCTCCATTTTGAGTATCTGTACCAATTGCAACTGGGTCGTTATATGATGTTCTATGAACTGTATCTCCAGTTAATCTCCAATAATTTCCAGCAGCTCCATCAGTATTGTATGCAATAATATCAACCTTATCTCCAACAGATGCCTCCGTTGTGAGACCTACACTTGTTCCATTTGTTGCGGTATAATTGACTCCATCAATTAAACGAACTCCATTATAATATACATCAACATAACCTGGAGTATAAGTTTTAGTAAATGTAGTCTGTCCAGCACTTGCTGTAAAGTTGCTTTCGTTTTTACTCCAAATAGCACCTTGACCATTAAAGTCAACAAATACTGTACTGAATCCCGAGGATGGTGTCGTGACAGTAGACAAACCATTTCCACGGAAATCAAGAGTTGTTACTCCCGTTCCGATATAACCACCCGATGTTTGAACTCCAACACCAGTGAATACAGAAGCAAAACTTAAATTACCCTCACCATCTGTTTGCAATACTTGGTCAGCACTTCCATCTGTGGTTGGAAAAGTGTATCCATCTCCGTCTGGATTTACCCTAATAGATCCACCAGCACCAATCGTAACTACTGCGAAACTATTGTATGCCAGTGCCAGAGGTGTAGCATTTACGGATCCAAATGCTGAACGAGTATCCTGACCCTCAATAAAACAAGCTGCACCGTCTGTTCTATCTAAAACCAATAGTGCGTTTGCACCAGTGTTTTCTATTTCTACTTGGTATGCTGGAACTGCAGTTCCAATACCAATTCTGTTATTTGTAGCATTAACAAAAAGTGTGTTTGCATCAACTGCAAGATTTCCTGTTATATCTACATTATCTTGGAATGTAGAAACACCAGTTACATTTAAAGTGCCTGTTGTAATTGTATCTGAAATAACATTCGCAGTATTTGCAAGACCAGTGATTGTAACTTGTCCTGTTGATTGGTCAATAGAAATATTTGGTCCTGAAATAATGCTAGTGACAATACCAGACAGTTTAGTTCCAGATCCTAGAAACTCATTTGCCTCAACAGTGCCACTAAATTTTGCGTCAGTGCCTGTTAGAACTCCAACTGTGGTAACACCAGCATTAACAATATTTCTACTATCATCAATAATAGTAGACCCTGAAATCTTGATTGCCATCTACCGTCCTCGTAAATTACTGGGTAGTTTTTATTATTTAGAGACTTACTCTAACTTGGAGAGTCTCTCGTTTAGGTTATTGATTTGAGTCTGCTGTTCTTTAACAACTTCAATCAAGAGACCAATCAAACCGTTGTAGTTAACTGTCTTAGGGTCTCCGTCTGTGACCAACTCAGGCATTACTCTTTGGATTGTGTCCGCGATAACACCCATTGATGGTTTATTATCTTTTTTCCAGTTGAAGGAGACACCATCAATTTGAATGATCTTGGAAATTGGGTCTTCAATGTTTTGGATATTAGTCTTGAGTCTAATATCAGATGTTGAGTTGAAGTCTGTTGCAGTAACAACTCCAGTAAAGACTGCATCAGTCGCACTCAAGATACCAATGCTCGTTTGACCAGTGACAGTTAGAGCACCACCAACAGATGCATCATTTGTGATTGTGAGTGAGTCTCCAATTGTGACATCATCAGGTAGACCAATCTGTGGTGTTGATCTCTCGCCCGTGCCGCTAGTTACCTCAATCTCATTTGCGGTTCCAGAGATGCTTTCAACATAATCACCAAAGGTATCGGTGCCAAGTCCAACACTATCTGGTTGGATAGTCGCGGCAATCGAGATGTTACTAGTTCCATCAAAAGGCGTAGCAGTTGCAACCACATCACCTGTGAGTGCGATAGTTCTAGCAGTTTCTAGAGCAGTTGCTGTGTCTGCATTTCCAGTGAGTGGTCCAACAAATCCAGTTGCTGTTATAACACCAGTTAGAACCGCATCTGTTGCACTAAAAATACCAACATTTGTTTGACCAGTGACCGTAATTGCTCCACCAACACTAGCGTCATTGGTAATTGTTAAGGAGTCACTGATAGTAACATCAGCAGGCAATCCAATTTGAGGAGTTGATCTTTCTCCAGTTCCACTTGTGACTTCAATCTCATTGGCAGTTCCAGAGATACTTTCAACATAATCGCCAAAGGTATCCGTTCCAAGACCTACTGAGTCTGGTTGAATTGTTGCCGCAATAGAGATGTTTTGACTACCGTCAAAGAATGTAGGAGTAGCAATGACATCTCCAGTTAATGCAATTGTTCTAGGTGTTGCTAACGTGGTAGCGGTATCTGCATTACCTGTAACGTTACCAGTTAAGTCTCCATCAAATGATGTTGCTGTAACAACTCCAGTTAAGACTGCATCACGAGCACTCAGAACACCCACGTTGGTTTGTCCTGTTACAGTAATAGCGCCACCAACACTAGCGTCATTGGTAACTGTTAATGAGTCTCCGATAGTTACATCATCTGGCAATCCAATCTGAGGAGTGGACCTTTCGCCAGTTCCTCCAGTAACTTCAATCTCATTAGCAGTACCACTAATACTTTCAATATAATCACCAAAAGTATCCGTTCCAAGACCTACCGAGTCTGGTTGAATAGTTGCTGCGATGGATATATTTGATGTACCATCGAAGAAAGTCGGGGTAGCGACGACATCTCCAGTCAGAGCAATTGTTCTTGGTGTCTCTAATGCAGTAGCAGTGTCTGCATTTCCTGTAAGAGGTCCAACAAAAGATGTTGCTGTCAAGGTGCCAGATACAACACCATCACGAGCACTCAGGACTCCAACAGTGCCAATACCTGTTACATTAAGACTTCCAGTATTAATGGTGTCTGCAATAACATTTGCTGTGTTTGCAAGACCAGTGATGGTTACGACACCTGTTCCCTGATCAATGGATATATTTGATCCAGCAACAATTGTCGTGACAATACCAGTTAACTGAGCACCACCACCAACAAATTGAGATGCTGTTGTAACTCCAGTTACATTTAAATCAACGAGAGTGCCAACACTTGTGAGTGATGAGTTGACAACAGATGCTCCAAGAGTTGTGTTATTTAATACTGTGTCAGTTCCAGTCTTAAATGATCCACCTGAGGTAACTGCAAGACCGATCGATGACTCAAGAGAATTTGATGAGTTATTAAATGTAAATGTTTTTTGAATAGATGTCGCACCGATAGAGATGCCAGCACCATCAAGTAATCCATTAGTTGCAACTGTGGTTGCAATACCAACAACTTGATCTGCCAATTCAATAGTCTTGGAACTGACGATAAATTCCTCACCATCAACTCTCAAATCTCCCTTAATTCTAACGAGACCTGTATTATCTCCAACAGCAGCAGGGTCAATAATAAATTCTGCAGGACCAGTGATTGTGTTTGTTGTAATACCGATTCCATCTGATCCACCAACTGTCAATGCTCCACCAACGTTGGCATCATTAGTTACAGTTAGAGAATCTCCAATAGTAACATCATCAGGCAATCCAATTTGTGGGGTAGATCTTTCACCAGTTCCACTAGTAACAGTGATTTCATTAGCAGTTCCAGAGATACTTTCAACATAATCTCCAAATGTATCAGTACCAAGTCCAACACTATTTGGTTGAATTGTCGCAGCAATAGAAATATTTGATGTGCCATCGAAGAATGTTGGAGTTGCAACTACATCACCTGTAAGTGCAATGGATCTTGGTGTTTCTAAAGCAGTTGCTGTGTCAGCGTTGCCAGTAACATCACCTGTAACATTACCAGTTAAATCGCCATCAAATGATGTTGCGGTTACGACTCCCGTTAAAACAGCATCTCTTGCACTCAGGACACCTACATTTGTCTGACCAGTTACAGTAATTGCGCCACCGACAGATGCATCATTCGTAATAGTCAACGAATCACCAATGGTTACATCATCAGGCAATCCGATTTGTGGTGTAGATCTTTCACCAGTGCCACTAGTTACTTCAATCTCATTTGCGGTTCCACTGATACTCTCAACATAATCACCAAAGGTATCTGTACCCAAACCAACGCTATCTGGTTGAATAGTAGCGGCAATAGAAATATTTTGTGTGCCGTCAAAGAACGTTGGAGTAGCAACTACATCTCCAGTCAACGCAATAGTTCTTGGTGTCTCTAGAGCAGTTGCTGTATCCGCATTACCAGTCAAATCTCCTGTGACATTACCAACAAATCCTGTTGCAGTTACAACACCAGTAAGAACAGCATCTCTTGCGCTGAGGACTCCAACATTAGTCTGACCAGTTACTGTGATTGCTCCACCAACAGAAGCATCATTGGTAATTGTTAATGAGTCTCCGATAGTTACATCATCTGGTAAACCTATTTGAGGAGTTGATCTTTCTCCAGTTCCGCCTGTTACCTCAATTTCGTTGGCGGTGCCACTAATGCTTTCAATATAGTCTCCAAATGTATCAGTACCAAGACCAACACTATCGGGTTGGATCGTGGCAGCAATGGAGATATTTGATGTGCCATCAAAGAATGTTGGAGTGGCGACGACATCTCCAGTCAAAGCAATTGTTCTAGGTGTCTCTAGTGCAGTTGCTGTGTCAGCGTTACCTGTAAGTGGTCCCACAAAAGATGTGGCAGTAAGAGTTCCTGATACAACTCCATCGCGGGCACTTAGAACTCCAACAGTTGCAATACCAGTGATGTTTATGTTTGTTCCATTAAGTTCATCGTATACAATGTCACCGACAACATTAAGATCTCCACCAACATTCAGATCACCAACAAATGTTCCGATACCTGTAACTGTAAGTGCCCCACCAACTGAAGCATCATTAGTTACGGTCAAAGAATCTCCGATTGTGACATCATCAGGTAGTCCAATCTGTGGTGTTGATCTTTCTCCAGTTCCACCCGTTACCTCAATTTCATTTGCAGTTCCACTGATGCTTTCGATATAGTCGCCAAAAGTATCTGTTCCAAGACCAACACTATCAGGTTGGATCGTGGCAGCAATTGAAATATTCTGACTACCGTCAAAGAATGTTGGAGTGGCAACAACGTCACCTGTGAGTGCGATGGTTCTTGGTGTTGCTAATGTGGTAGCGGTATCTGCATTACCTGTAACGTTACCTGTAACATCCCCCGTCAGATCTCCAACAAATGTAGTTGCAGTTACAACACCTGTTAAGACTGCATCTCTTGCGCTAAGAACACCTACATTGGTTTGCCCAGTTACTGTAATTGCACCACCAACTGACGCATCATTAGTGATCGTTAATGAATCGCCAATGGTTACATCATCAGGTAAACCAATCTGTGGCGTAGATCTTTCTCCAGTTCCACCAGTAACAGTGATTTCATTTGCAGTTCCTGAAATGCTTTCAATATAATCACCAAATGTGTCAGTGCCAAGACCTACCGAGTCGGGTTGGATAGTTGCTGCAATAGAGATGTTGCTAGTGCCATCAAATGGTGTTGCTGTAGCAACTACATCGCCAGTAAGTGCGATAGTTCTAGGAGTCTCCAGTGCCGTAGCAGTATCCGCATTACCAGTCAAAGGACCTACAAATGATGTAGCAGTAAGAGTTCCTGATACAACTCCATCGCGGGCACTCAGGACACCTACAGTTGCTACTCCAGTAATGTTTAGATTTCTACCTGTAAGTTCATCATAGACAATATCTCCTGCAACATTTAGATTTCCACCAACATAAAGATCACTTGAGAAAGTTCCAATTCCAGTAAATGTAGATGCTCCACCAACCAGTACATCTTTATCGAGGTCTAAAACATTTCCATAAATTACCTTCCATCTGTAGGAATCTCCACCAAGATCTCTATTGTTGTCATCAAATGGTATAAAATCAGACGCAACAGTTCCATTAACTATGATTTGATCGGATGTTGCATTGCCTAGGGTTACATTTGCGTCAAACTTTGCATTCTTAGTAACAGTAGCTCCACCACTAACAACTACGTCATTAGTAACTGTTAATGAATCGCCAATTGTTACATCATCAGGTAATCCGATTTGTGGAGTCGAACCCTCACCAGAGGTTGCTGAAACTGTAATCTCATTTGTTGTTCCAGTAATACTCTGAACATAATCGCCAGATGTGTAAGTACCAAGAATAATTGAATCTGCAGTTACAGTTGCCGCAAAAGCAACGTTATCTGTACCGTCAAAGGATATTGCTGGTGCGGTTACAAAGTCTCCAGTAATAGAGAAGTTTCTTGCTGTCTCTAAAGACGTTGCTGTACCTGCATTTCCGTCAAGAGAACCATTAAATGTTGGTGCAGTAACGACTCCAACAAATACTGCGCCGCCAGCAGCAGTCAATGTTGCTGCAATACTTGGGTGTCCAATTTCTACACCAGATCTTGCAGTAATTAATCCAATAGCATCAATATTTGTTACATCTTCGTATGTTAATGTGCCACCAATAGTTACGTTGCCACTAAACGTTGCACTTGTTCCCTCAATATTAGTTACATATGCGGTTGTGACTCCAATAGATTCTGCACCAGTAATGATGCCTAAAGTTGATACTCCAGTAACAACTAAACTGTCAGCAATAATATGTGCAGTATTTGCCAATCCAGTAATTGTTACATTTCCTGTAGATTGATCTATTGAAATATTTGCGCCAGCGGTGATCGAAGTAACAAGACCACTCATAAGTGATCCATCACCAACATAATTTGTTGCGGTTAATGTACCAGATACAACACCATCTCGGGCACTTAAGACACCTACTGTTGCAACTCCAGTGATGTTCAGATTTCTACCAGTAACCTCATCATAAACAATATCTCCTACGACATTGAGATTTCCACCAACATATAAATCACTGACAAAAGTTCCAATACCAGTAACAGTTAAGGCACCCCCAACGGATGCATCATTTGTAACTGTTAGAGAGTCTCCAATAGTAACATCATCTGGTAAACCAATTTGTGGTGTAGATCTCTCACCAGTTCCACCTGTAATTTCAATTTCATTAGCAGTTCCAGAAATACTTTCAACATAGTCTCCAAAAGTATCTGTTCCAAGACCAACGCTATCGGGTTGAATAGTCGCAGCAATGGATATATTGGACGTTCCATCAAAAGGAGTAGGAGTTGCTACAACATCTCCTGTAAGAGCAATAGTTCTTGGTGTCTCTAGAGCAGTTGCGGTGTCTGAGTTGCCCGTCAGAGGACCTACAAAGGACGTTGCAGTCAATGTACCTGATACGACACCATCACGAGCACTCAGGACGCCTACAGTCGCTACTCCAGTGATGTTTAAATTTCTGCCAGTGACCTCATCATAAACAATGTCTCCTACGACATTGAGATTACCTCCAACATACAAGTCACTTTCAAAAGTTCCAATTCCTACAAATGTAGAAACACCAGCAACATTAAGTTCATCTAAGTCACTCAGACCATCGACGGTTAAGTTAGTGGAAATATCTACCGAAGCATTAACGTCAAGGTCCGAAGCAAAAGTGGCAATACCTGCTACGTTAAGTTCGTCAAGGTCACTTAATCCGTCAACAACTAAATTATTACTTACGTCTACAGAAGCATTAACATCAAGGTCTGAGGCAAATGTTGCAATGCCAGCAACGTTGAGTTCGTCAAGGTCACTTAATCCGTCTACGGTTAAGTTGGAGGAAATATCTACCGATGCGTTTACATCTACATCAGAACCAAATGTGGATAATCCAACAACATTTAAATCATTAGAAATATCAACAGAAGAATTGATATCTACATCAGATACAAATGTAGAAACACCAGCAACACGTAGTTGTGTAAGAGATCCAACTGATGTCAGTGAAGAGTTGACTACTGATGCACCAAGTGTTGTTCTGTCCAGTACCGTGTGAGTTCCTGCCTTAAACGCTCCACCCTCAGTGACTGCTAAACCAACAGATGACTCTAATGAATTTGTAGAGTTGTTAAAGGTAAATGTCTTTATAATCCCTGTAGATCCAATACCAATACCTGCACCATCAAGAAGTGGATTTGTTCCTACAGTTGTTGCAATACCAACTCTGAAGTCTGCAAGTTCAATAGTTTTGGAACTGACAATAAACTCCTCACCATCGACACGAAGATCGCCTTTGATTCTTACGAGTCCAGTATTGTCCCCAACAGCAGCGGGGTCAATAATAAACTCAGCAGGACCTGTAATTGTATTTGTTGTAATGCCAATGCCATCAGAACCACCAACTGTTAACGCTCCACCGACAGACGCATCATTGGTAACGGATATTGAGTCAGAAACTGTAAGATCAGTAGTAACTGTCATTGCGCCACTAACGGTGGCATCATTTGTAACTGAAATAGAATCTGAGACAGTAAGATCTGTGGTGACAGTTAATGCTCCACCAACAATCACATTATCAGGCATTCCGATAGTGAGTGTTTGACTACCTGCCGAGGTAACAATTTCGTTTGTGGTTCCAGCAACAGTAAATGTTTGTGAGTCAAGATCAACTGCACCTGTTCCACTATCTCCAGCAAAATCAAGGTCTTGTGCTGTGACTTGAGCATCAACATATGCCTTGATCGACTGTTGTGTTGCTAGTGCGTCAGCACGATCTGATGTCAATCCATCTTCATCAAGAATTGCAGTGACAGCGACTCCAGCATTTGAAAGAGTCAGATTTGATGCTGTCAGAGCACCACCAACAGACGCATCACCAGTAAGAGTTAATGTATCGGAGTATAATCCATCAGCAGCAGTGATGCTGCTTGATACTGAGATCGTGTTTGGTACGTCGTTTGTTCTTCCTGCACCTTGTACAAGGATTGAACCAGTAGTGGCATCAGATCTTAAGACAGTACCAATTTTTTGAATCAGAGAGGTTGCACCTGATGGTCTGGTATTTGTAAGACCACCTCCAACTGCAACGTACAACTCATCACCTACAGAATAATCTGAGGTGTCAACTCTATCAGCAATACCAGAGATGATTACATATCCATTTGAGTTGTTACCCAAATCCGCATCGTGAATGATACCAAGAGCGGGCATTGTTGCAGAACTATCTGCATTTGCTCCAGCAACCTCTATTCTTTCATTTCCTTGGTTATATCCAACCTCAAATACTGGATATGCTTCTGTAAGTGCAAATCCAGTTACATTTCTAACTTCTTGAACAACTCTTGATGCACCAGGATCATTTAGCCAACCCTCGCCATCGTGGTATACAGCAATATCGTGCTGACCAAGATTTGTAAATGTTACGTCACTTAATTGCCCAAATGCTGTCGTAATACCATAAAGACCACTGCCATCTCCAACAAAATTGGTAGCAGTAAGAGTTCCAGATACAACTCCATCACGAGCACTCAGGACACCGACTGTTGCAACTCCACTGATGTTTAGATTTCTACCATTGACCTCATCATAGATGATGTCTCCTACAACATTCAGATTTCCTGCAACGTATAAATCGCTTTCAAAAGTTCCAATTCCCGTAAAAGTTGATGCTCCAGAGACAACAAGATCTGTCGCATTTACTAATCCAATTGTTGCTATTCCACTTACGACTAGAGTGTCTGCAATAACGTTAGCAGTGTTTGCAAGACCAGTAATCGTTACTTGACCAATTGATTGGTCAACAGAAATGTTTGGACCTGCAGTAATACTGGTAACAATACCAGAAAGATTTACACCATCACCATAATATGTCGCTCCAGTAACAACTCCAAGAGTTGAAACTCCAGTTACGACTAACGTATCGGCAGTGATATTTGATGTATTTGCAAGACCAGTAATAGTAACATTACCAGTTGATTGATCGATCGATATATTACTTCCTGCAGTAATGCTGGTAACAATACCAGAAAGATTTACGCCATCACCTTTTAATGATGATGCTGAGAGTATTCCAGAAACTGTTGCATTACCAGAATACTCAATTGTTCCCCCCTCATAATTTTCTTGCCAGGGAGTTAAGAGAGCAACTGTGGTAGCAATACCAACACCACCAGTGTCTCTCTTGGCAAATAGATGCCCATCGTTAGTGTTAAGAGCTAACTCGCCTATCTCGATATTATCTACTCCAGGTCTCTTTCCTGACACGGAGGACCTGAGGATCTTAACTTTTGGGTTTGCCATTGTATGGAACTGGTGGTATTTACCTAAATGCTGATATATATCAGACTTTTTCTTCTTATATAAGAAGAATCAATAATATTTAGGTGTAAATGCCAACGTCCAAAGCGCCGTCCTGAACTCCATCGGAGAGGTCCACAACGTAGAATGGTGTCTCGAAGGTATAATCTGTTCCGTTGAAGATGAGTACATCGTTGGTTGTTGCTGTTCCAACGACATCTGTGAGGTCTGTAAGAACAGTAACTGTAGAGATGCCAGCAGAGGACTTGGATGTTGCGATGAACTGACCAGTGGATGCATTAAACTCAAGCACAGCACCATCATCGATAGCAGTTGTTGAGAGTCCAGCAACGTCTGCCAATGGACCAAGAGATGCAACACCACCAGCATCTGCACCTTCCCATTTGCCAGTACTAGAGTTGTATCTAAGGAATTTATTGTCTACCTTAGTGCTATCACGGTCAACATCGTCAAGGAACTCCAGTCTGACCTCACCACCGCCACCTTGAGCAGCAGCAGATTGAATGGACTGGTAGACCATCTTACGAAGTTGTGCAATCTCACGCTTCATTGCACCAATCTCGTCATCCTCCTCGGTAAGTTTTTCCTCCTCGGGGATAAGTTTCTCTAGAATCTCAGCTGCTTTGCTGACAGACTCATCTACTGCAACTTCTTCCTCTTCGTTTTCTTTCTCACGTTCCTCTGCAACCTCAAGCATCTCCTCGTGAGTCATAGACTCCTCTTCACGCTCGGCAACTTCTTCCTCTATCCACTCCTCATATTTTGTTGTATCCTCACCAACAATTGGAGACCCTGAAGTAACTTCCTCTACTTTAGGTTCTGAGAATAACCAATTTTCAAATGCTTTTGCCTCTTTGATTTCTTTTTCTTTTTTCTCCTTTGCTTGTTTTTTGATACTAGCAAACTCTGCAAATAAACTATCTACGTCTACACTTACCTCAGGTTCCTTAATCTTTTTTTTCTTCGCTTCTTTTTTCTTTGCTTCCTTCTTTTTTTGTTCTTCTATTTTTTTAGTCTCTTGTGATGCCTTATCTAACTCTGACAAAATGCCATTAAGGTCTCCAACAAGAGAGTCAAACTCATCTTGCTTCTTTTTTCTCTCATCTCCAATCAGAGAAAAGAATTCGCCTAAGTTTGGGAGTTCATTACTTGGCATCGTCTTGCTTAAAACCCTGCTTGATTAACTTTTGGAGGTCTGCAGTAGAACCAACAAATAGTGCATTATTTACTGTTGTAGGTCCCTTAACCTCTTCCTCTTTTTCTAAGTCCTTCACTTTTTTCTGAAGGTCCATAAGTTTGTCTGTTGCATCAGACACATTCTTAATCAACTGACCAGCAACCTCATATGCTCTAGGCATTTCACTGTCTTGTGCCAGTTCTAAAATACTATTTATTGCCTCTTGTCCCTTTTCAATAATGGAATATAAGTTACCTCTTGTGTAATCATAATCTTTTTTAATGTCATCTTTGTTTGATGTCAATTTTGTAATCTCTTGCTTCATATCTGCAGCAGCAAGAATCTCACCCTCAACGTCGAAGGCATCATTCAAATCATCGTATTTGCTTGAGGTCATCAGATTGGGTTGATATCAGTGTTTAATGTGGGACTGAACTCTTTGAAGTCTTGGAAGAATGAAACAGTTTCATTGAATCCAAAGTCATCTCCAATATCAATGAGAGCATCATCAGCAGCAGTAATAAGTTTGACAGCAGAACCTCTAACGTGTTGTGTTGCAGTGCTACTATCCTGACCACGCTTAACAGTCAGTTTATTACCAGTGATTTTTTCAACATACATCTCTTCACTATTTACATAAATGTAAGTTTCAGCACTGATGGAGGACGCATTATCAACAGTGACATATCTCTCATCAGCAGTAATATCTTCCGCAAGAGTTGTTACTGCATCATTGTTATAATCCTTGGTTGCTCTTGGAGTTACGGTATAACGCATCTCGCGTCTTGGTTTCTCCATTCCAGTCATAACATCCACAGTAGCCTTCTTAATAATCTTGCTATCCTGGACGGGACCGAACAGATGTGTTTTAGCAGTAAATACCAGAGTATAGACTAATGCAGTTCTTGTAGAGTAATCTCCCTCATACTGGTCATCCATTGAGATGTTTTCCAGTTGGATAGGAATATCTTTCTTTTCATTAATCTCAGCAATCATAGTGATTGTAAGATTATATGATGGTTGGAAGTATGGAAGAATTTGCTCAATAATCTGAAGTGCATCCTCGTTTGTCTTTGAGAGGATAGACAACTCAAATCTCATATTATATGGCACAGGCATATAAGTCTTCTTTTGTTGCTTAGAATTAGTAGAATTCTTGCTAATAAAAGACTTAGTTGCTGTGGTCTTACGTGTGGGGTCGTATGACAAACCATTAAACTCAAATGACATTCTTGGCAAAGTCATTTGAACTGGTTTATTCAAATCAGGAGACTGCTCCAATCTTGCCAGAAACTTTTGTGTTGGTCCATAGGCAAGCGGAACTTTCAGAGCACTGACGGTGTTGTCATTTGCATCTGTCTTTTTGATAATAATGTTGTTGAATAGAGTTCCAAAACCAATTACGGTTTTGCGTAATAACTCGTGATAAAAATATTCAAACATACTTAGACACCACT